CCATAATAAGATTTGGGCAGTTCTCACAAGAGAAGTTGCCATCACGTATTAACTTATTTACTGAATTAACACGCTCACGTACAGGCGGATTGCCTTTAGGTGCTGATATACTATATCCCGGATTGCTTCTAATTATTTGATGGTCACTTGATACTGCTGATGAACGTCTTGCACTACCACTAGCATCTGGAAAGCATTTGGCTTCTGGGTATCTCTTTACTAATTCTTCAACCATATCGTATGTTGTTGCGTTCTTTAATCTTACCTCGTCAAATACGTGTATCCAATTAGGTCCTATATAAAAGACTTCTGTACTCATAGCATCGACATTGAAGTCAAAAGCCAGACCAATCGGTAACCCTTCGTTCTTTAGATCGGGACGTTCAACAACGTGCTTATCTCTGTCAAAGTCTTTATATACTCTGCCTTGCGTTAGATTAACGAACTTGCCGTGTACATACGCATCAATCTGTTCTTCTGAATATGCTTGCAATAAACTTTCTTTATAATCGTCTGGTAAATGTGGATTGTCTAGCGTTGATGCTTGTATTGTACCTAAGTCAAGCTTTGGATCATTAGCCAATGTAAATCCCCAATTCAACTGCTCTGGTGTCCCTGTAAGGAATATCTGAGACTTCTTAGCCTCTGGGTGTCTTACACGTGCTATCATTTGTTCAAAGACCTCACGCTTCTGTATAAACGGCTCGTCAATAACCGCCCAACCAATGTTCGGACCACGTAATGAATCCGGTTTGTCGCCAGAGCCAAGCCATATTGTACCGCCCCAATTATGAAAAGTAAACTCTGACCTCTGTTGATTATATGTGTAATCGATTTCAGCACGTTCGCATAACTCTTTTAGTGTTACTATTATCGTCTTGGTCGCTAACTGATGTGAAGGTGATATGTACATTCCCGGTACAGGACTGTTCAAATAGCTCATATAAAGAGATTTCAATGCTCCGATATAGGTCTTGCCACTTCCATATCCGCCAATCAACAGGACAATTCGGTTTTGCATATCCCAGAATTGCCGCTGATGCTTGAGCATACTGTCTTTCTTTATTGTGAAATTCACTCAATTACGATTTTATCTTTTCTAATACGTTGCTCCACATATTCTCTGGGTTTCCCCTCTACCCTGTTCATATACATCTCGGCAGCCTTTAGTGATCCATTCTCTGCCATACTTAATACTTTATTCAATATCTTTTCTTTGCGTGTCTTGCCTTTACTATCTTCTGCCTTCGCAAGTTCTTTAAAAAGGTCTGACATTGAGCCATTACGTCCGTTAGGATTAGCGTTATTTCCTTCTTTAAACCTATTGCCAACCTTATTTCCTTTGGCAAATTGACCGTTTGACCGTTGATTTACCGTTGTTTCAGCCATCGTTATCAACTAAAGCCATTACTGAAGGCTTATCTATCTTATCCATTAAATCTTTTACTTTGTGCGAATCAGTCTCGTACACGTCAAATTCTAATCTCCACGTGTGAGTCATCTTTAAATTTTTTATGCCTACCAACTCAACATTCAATGCAATATCTTCTGACTTACTCGTATCGCCTTCCCACTTAGCCATTACTTACCAACAAGCCTTTGTGCTATTGAATGACTCTGTGCAAACGTCTTACCTCTACGCATTTCAGTCGCCATCTTTGATAAGTGTCTTTTAGTATGATGCACTTTATGTGTCTGCATCTGTGATTTCTGTGTGCTGCTTAAACCTTTAAGACTTATGCCTTTTAAATTAGTAGCCATAAGATGTTTTCTTTCTGCGTTTACTTTTACCACCAGACTTCTTTGCCGGTCTGCCTACTTTTCTTCCGTATGATCCTTTACCTTTTGGCACTTCGTTCCTCTCTTTCAATAACAGAGTTTGCCCAAGTTCTTCCCGCATTGCCACCCCATAGTCCCCAAGCTACTGATGCCTTCCCCTTTACATCATTCCTTCTGTTTCGTCTTTCTGCCGGTGTGTTGTGTCTAGCAAAAAAACTTCTCATTCTTCTAATTGTATCTAAACTAATATTTTTTCCGCCCGATAAATCTCTTGCCCTAGCTACTCCAACTAATGTGCCGCCTCTATTTGAAGGTGACACGCTTCTTCTTCTTTCTAAAGCAACACGAGCAGCGTTCTGTACTGCTTTTGGTGGTATCGGCACTATTTAGGTCCACGTTTATTATAGTCTGTGTCGTGAAATCCCGATCCCCTTAGTATAAATGATATTGGTGATATGACTTTGCGTGTTCTGCAAGAGTCACATTTAGGACATTGTTCGGACGAATTGTCGTCCATTGTGCGAATAGTCTCCCAAACCCACAAACAATTGTTGCATTTGTAGTCGTATCGTATCATCTTACCGGTAAGAGTACGTTTGTTTTCCTGTCTGCCGCATATACTACCATCTGATTACCAGAAACACGGGTAGGGCAACAAATACCCTCTTACTTATATGGTAAAAGGTAAACTTTTTAGATTTGGGATTCTGCTAAAGCCTTATCACCCTTGACTTTACAGCGTTTCCACGCCATCTTAATCGAGCCTTCAGACTTTCTTGTAATATTAGATATTTCTTTAAAGCTATCTTTTCTAATTTGGTGATGAAAATACACTAATCGCTCCAAATCGGTCATAAAATAACCAAGTGTAAAGCCTAGATTAAGAAACTTTAAATTGTTTATAGCTTTATCTGCAAGTTCGTTTACATCTGTAATACGTTGTTCTTGTTCAGAATGTCCGCACATTGGACAAGGTTCGTGGCTTGGTTCGTTCATTTAAAATATCTTTGGTATATTTCAACAACAAAAGAACATAAAACAACTAGACTAAATACTAATAATGCTAAACCAACACCTAAACAAAATATTGATCCGGCTATTTTTACTATTACATCAATCAAAATGGTAAGTCGTCCGCTTCTTCAGAACCATATCTTGATTCGTGTTGATTTGTTCCTTTATCTTCATAGGTATCTTCGACTATATAATGCGTGACACCTTTTTCTGAAGGTTCTTTTCTTTTTTGAATAAGAATATTAGCTGAACCCTTTTTTTCAATAGATTCTAACTGTTCAATAAACTCATCAACTTTGATCCATACCTTTAATATTGTTCCTCCATTATCAAAAGTATGTTCTTTTATTACTGCACCATTAAGATAGTTCTTTTTTCCTTGCATCTTTCTTCTCCCTTCGTTTCTTTGCTTTATATTCGGCAATAGCTTTACGCTTCTTAGCCTTCAATTGTTTTTTACGTTTTGCTTCTTTATTTGGCATAATTGTTTGAGGGCATTGGTTCGCCAACCTTCACTTTTTCAAATACAACCTATAACCACACACGTCTTGTCGCCTTATTGTTTCGGTTACAAGGTTAATTATTTGTTTTAGTTTTGCCCTCATTTCCTTTATATATCTTTTTTAAAAGTTTATTAACACTATCAACGTGCTTATTACAAGAATAAGCCAACGTAATTGTCTCGCCATCTTTATAATCTGTAAACTCATACACTCCCTTGCTCAAACACGAGCCTTGTTTGCATATATTTGGTAATACTTTATTAACTTGTATCATATACCGCAATATCCTTCCTCGCACATAAACAACTCCTCTTGATCTTCTTGTAAATAAGCTTTTTCAAGTGGTTTTAGACTTGTATGCAAAAACAACTCATCTTTTATACCAAACTGTTTTGAATTACGAATAACCTTATCCAACTTAACAGCCTTGCTCCATTCTTTTGGATAATTTTGCTTAATTTCTTTCCAAGCTTTATTATTATGATATGGACAAAAAGTACAACTTGACTTTTTAACATTAAAAAAATTGTTTTGTTCTAAAAAAGAAATACAGTCTGATCTTGTTAATCTTTTATCAATAAGTGGATATTTATATATTACATTATAGAGTTGCGATTCTTTCATTCTTTGTATTTCATCTAAAGAAATACCAAGCCACATTTCTGTTGGCTTCATTCTTTGGTGCTTTTTTAACTTATGCAGCCTTCTAACTTCTTTAATAACAATTTGAATTTTATATTCTCCTGTACATTGTCTTAACATTATTCCACCAGATGAAGTGTGAGCCGGTATTTTTGCAACTCTTGTGTTATTTTTATAAGCGTTTATAATATCGTTATATAAAGATTTTTTCTTTTTTATAAGTGGTATTCCATTGTTTTTTTGTTTCCACAATTTTATTTTACTCCAGAGATTGTAAGTATCTGGTAATTCTGCATCTGGATCAGCAAATATTGCATAATCAGCACGTTCTATATGTCCAAGTGACGACATTAAATACATTGCTGTTGATTGTATGCCAAGACCAAGTGAAATAATTTTCATTTTGGTACACTTCTCAAATTAGTTTGAACATAATTAGAGTTTTTCTTGTGTCTAATATAAGGTGTTTTGCAACCTTGACATCTATACACAGGAAACTTGTTTGCTGATGTAAAATAACTTGTATCTGTTTCATCTAAGAACTCACAACCACAATTAGGACAAACATCTTGATCCATTAACACACCTAAGTTCGGGTGATTCTTTATGTATGGTCTAAGTTTTAAGTAAACTTCTTCCAATCCCATAACATCGTGGCGGTTATATTCTTCCATTTCGTCTAATCTTTTTTGATTTCCGTGAATACAATCTACCCATAATTGAAACTCTGTTGAAAGTTTTTGCTCTAACTTAAAGTGTTTTGTCAAGTAGTCTTGTTTATATGAAACAAAAGCAAATTCCCTACGTGCTACTTTTAACGTATCTATGGTCCTAAATGGTGAAGGTGGTTTAATATTGTTATCAATAAAACGTGCATTTAACTTTCTTAGATCGAACCTATCGCCATTATGTCCTATAACAATATCTGCTTCGTCTAATAGCTTCCAGATAGATTCTAGTACACGCTTATCATCACGTGTTTTTGTTTCTTCTGGTGTTACTATATCAGATACAACATTCTCATCATATAACCACTTTGCTGCCCACGATAATACATACCAAGACTTTTCTTCGCCTTTACTATCCTTAATAATATTAGTGTGTGGAATAAACTGCTTATAATTTATTACCCAAACATATACTTCCATTGGTGCAGTCTCTATATCAAATAGTAAAATTTTAGGTAAATCAACCTTTGGCGAATCTCTTGGCACTTGAAATTGTTTATTACAAGTAACGCAAATATATCTTTGCACATTACATTCAAAACCTTTAGAATATACTACACCCTTCTTACTTACGTGCGATGAATTACATTTTGGACATATTGCTCTCATTGTTTTTCCTTCGGTATGTGGTTACCATAAAGTTGTATTGCTTATTTTTTTTACACTATCTTTTAAACTTATATAACCTACAAATTTTAAAATTTTATCATTATTTTCAAAATCTGTTGTGCTTTGTAGTTTTTTCCATTCCCATTTAAAATTGTAATTATTTTCTTCAAGTTTAGAAATATTAAATATGTATATATCGCTATTTATATAAACTGCATAAATAAACTTTTTTGCATTTAATTTTGCATAATAAGAATTAAAAGAAAATTTACTAAATTCAATCATTTGCTTTTCATAAAATGCTTTTCTTGCTTTTATTTCAATTATATAATTCTGATCATAAGCATCAAACTGTAAATATTTTGCTGTTGGTTTTTTTAAGTTTAAAGAACAGCGTTCATTAATAGCTTCTCTTATTAATTTTTCTTTATTCATTTATTTGTATTATAATAATTCACGTACTTCTTTCAACAATTCTTCCAGATCATAGTCTTTGTATTTTTGCACAGTCTTATGC